TTACTAAAATTTTTTTGAAATCGTTTGACATGATATATATATTAATTATATATATTATTTCTTAACTAAATAAATTATTTAAATCTTTTATAATTACATTAAACGTTTCGACATTGCATCTTTTACTTCCATTACTTTAGATACTATAGGATTTATTGAACCATGATGGGGTAAAAGCATATTGCTTAAATGTTTTGGTAATGCACGACCCTTATCTAATGAACCACTGCCCACAATTCTTTCCACGCTTGTTATACTTAAGGGTTGTTGTTGACTGGCATCTAAGACGTCAGATTTAGTTAAAATTCCAGAATAGGTCGACGTTTGGCCACGTTCCGAAACCATCAGACCTGATGACATCACCAATAATACTAATTCATATGTACCAGCAGTTAAGGCGTTGGCAGATTGATTTTGTAATTGGACATTGAACTGAAGCTGGAAGTTCCCCAACGAACCAGGTGAATAGAAGTCTTCAACCAGATGGATATGCTTGCCGAAATCAAGCCATAAATAAGAACCTACAGTAGGTTTAATGACTGCACCCGCTGTAGTATCATATGCATATGCCTGACCACAGTATTCATTAAATGATTGATTACTGCCTGCATCTACGGAAAATTTCCACAAGTCATGGATCGTACTGCTTGCAAGAATGCCCGAATTATTGTTGAAATTTAAACTGATACCAGAAATGACGGGTGAAACATCCGCATCTGTTGGTCTTTGTGCATTAATAGATTTACGTAAAAATATACATATCTTATCGGGGATTTGTGTTAAATTATACGTATTAGATGATACAGTCACTGGTGTAGCATAATTAGGGGGGATTGTTGCACTTTGGATTGTTGAAAAATATCTGTCGTATGTTAATAATGGGATAACGTTACGGGGTGGCATTAAGTCAGATGGGTGGGGTGTTAACATATTAATTAAAAGTTGTGATCCTGTTACGCTGTAAATTGTTGGGGCAGTAACAAATGTTACCGCTACCGCATTGGCATCAAAACTTACACAGCGGAAAGTTCTTGAAGCATCCGTTAGATTATACTGAAGTTGAATTGTTTGGACACCATACATGCCTTGTTTATTGCTGACGGTATTAGAAAATAAATAAGGTTGGCATAATACTGGTTCATATGTATAAAATGTTAATTGCCAGTATGTGGCAGGTGTGGAATTGTATGTAGCAGGGGCAAGTGTTCCATAGGTTGAACTTGTTGCCCATTCTAATAATACTGGTGTAGATCCAGATTGATTAGATGCAATACCAGAAAATGCACCATTCGGTACGTAATCAGTATCAATACTAGATGTCGTAAAATTGCCTAAAGTATTTCCTGATAATAAATTGGGAACAGCACCTGATGCAGTAGAAGTACCACCCAATCCAGCATTATAATAATACATACTGTCAGGGGTGCAAGGTGTGCCTGAATGCATCTTTTGTAATTCACGTGTATCATTTGATCTGATTATTGCAGGTAATATATCACGGATATTTATGCTGGTAACGTTATTATTTATAGTACTTTGAATTGTGGTGGTGGTTTGGTGTAAAGGGAAGGGGGCAAGACTAAAATTTTGACCATAAACTAAATTACAAGCTGTACCAGTTTGAAATCTTACCACCATTTTAGATGATATAGTAAAATTTCTGTCCACTATGGTCTGTTCTGATGGTACTTGAAAATTGAAATTAATTGATGATGTTGATTGTGATATGGCTATCTGTGGTTGAACTACTACATTTTGTCCGCCTTTAATTACAGCGTAATTTAAACTGTCAGTAACCATAAGTCTGGGATCTTTTACTAAAATTTTTTTGAAATCGTTTGACATGATATATATATTAATTATATATATTATTTCTTAACTAAATAAATTATTTAAACTGGTTTTGTATATTCATCTAATTGAAGTAAATTATATATCTTTTTTCTAAACATTATTTTGATACTAGCACCACATCCAGGTTCTAATAAGAAATTATGGGGATTTCCATACTGATCTTTCCATATTATTGAAATTTCTATAATATTTATAGGCATATTAGATTGTAAATCAATTAAACGATATTTACCACTAGGAACATAATTTATATTTGGTTTTGTTTCGTCCCCATTGTGTAGATCAACTTCTATATCAGTTAAGATGGGACTAAAATTATTACTTACATCTGGATTGTCTAGTGCTATATTACTATTTAGAATTAATGGTGTCCCGACTAACTGATTCACGATAGGCATTAATGCTGTGGTAAATATTATTTGTTTTACAGGATTCCATAGGGGTTGTGATGGATATTCTGCGTAGTTAATGTTAAATCCTTCAGTAGTAGGCCATATATACCTATCTATATTTTCTGGAAAAAATGCTGTTCCGAATCCTAAATTATTATAGAAATTAGGAAGTGCTGGATCATGATTTATTAATGCTGGATCAGCGTTGACGTTATACCATCCATCACCCCTATCTGGTATCGAACCAACATATTCAGAATTTAATGATGAAAATAAAGTAAATAATGGTTGATTAAAAAATAATTTAAAATTATAATCAGAATTATCTGAATTACCATATGCAGGATTAAAAACACCAGGAACAAATTCCGCACTAGTTGATCTATTTGGTTTTTGTCTATTAAGTTCATCAGCAGGAACAGGTGGAAACCATATATCGTAAGCTTTAGTATTTTTATTAAAAACTATTTGTGGTGTTGTTGAAACATCATTAAAATCATTCATAGCAAGAAGTAATGATCTATTAATCATATCTATAAAATTTTGATATGTATAAACAAAATAATATGGATTACTGATTATTGTTGGATCATTATGTATTTGATCAGCTGTTGGTACTGGTAGTGTTTCATCTTGTTGAATAAAAAGTATATTAAATGGTACAGAATATCCTAACGGAATACTATAAAACATAATTTGATAAACTAACTTATTAGGATTACCATCAACATTTTTTAGTATATCTGTTTCAACTTGTGGCATCACTAGTGGTAGTGATACAGTGTCTAAACTAAATCGTAAAATTGAAAGAAAATATTCTGATGGATTAGCAAGAATTGGTGCTAGTCTTGTTTCTTGAAATCTTAAAGGCTGTGACGCTGAATTTCCAGTGGTATCATTATTATAAACTTGTAGATTATAATATATATGATTTGGATCTGTATTAAAATTTGATTTTCCTGATAATGTTTGACTTGACATAATATATAATATAAAAATATATTATTTAAACTGGTTTTGTATAATCTGGCAATTTGATCAAATTGAATATCTTTCTTCTAAATAATATTTTTACACTTGCACCACAACCGCTATCCAATAATAAAGGATGTTTTACACCACGTGCATCAACCCAGTAAGCCGTAAAACTAATATTTATAAAAGGGGCATTAGATTGTAAATCTATCAATTTAAATTCAGCCATTGGTGTATAATATACGATTGGTTTAGTTTCATTACCCTTGACTAAGGGAATTTCAATATCTGATATAGTTGGGGAAAAATTATTGTTGATATAAGGTAAATCTAATGCTGTATTTGAATTATAAATATTGGGGGGTGCTTCTAAGTTATTAGTAATCGGTAAAATATTACTGACTAATACTATTCTTTTTACAGGATTCCAAATTGGTGTAGAAGCATATGCAGAACGATTAAATTGAAAGTTTGTGATATTTAATAGATTATCAGGATAAACAGGATTAGATGTTTGATTAGGAAATGGCCACACGACAGAATTAGACCATTCAGTATAAGTTGTTGATCTTGGATAGGGAATTTCAGCCTGTAAAGAATTCCATGGTACTGGACTAGAATCAAATGGTGGACTAGTACTATAACCTTGACTGGGTACTGTTGGATTTACGCCATACCATGAATCATCACTAGGTAAAGCATAAGAATAAGGCCAGTTATTATTACTGCCATTTCCGACATAATACGAATTTAAAGAAGAAAATAAAGTAAATAAAGAACTATTAAAAAAAAGACCATAGCCACCAGCTGGTTGAATATTCCATGCTTGACCACCAATATCAAGTGTAGTATAATCAGGAAACCAGATATCAATTTTACCAGATGGTCTGTTTAGTACTAATTGTGGTGTATAACATAAAAGTGAACCACCGACATCATCTTGGTTTTGGAAAAATTCAATTAAAGATCTATTAATCATATCTATAAATTTTTGATAAGTATATACAAAATAGTAAGGATCACTAAGTGCATCTGGATTATTTAAAACATCTGGTGGGGTTAACGTTGAATCAGATGGGATATATTTTATATTAAATGTTTTTGTACTTACACCAAAAATAAAAATTTTATAAATTAATTGATTGGGGTCACCTTCTGTATTAGTATCTGGATTGGTATCAACTTGTGGAATAAATAATGGCAATGATGTAGTATCAATAGAAAATCTTTGAACAGACATAAAATATTCAGATGGATTAGCCAGTACAACAGCTGTTCTTGTTTCTTCAAATTTTAAAGGTAATGATGATGGATTATTTGATGTATCATTATTAAATAATTGGACATCATAATAGATATGGTTTGGGTCAACGTTATAATTTGTTTTTCCAGAAATTGTTTGATTAGACATAATATATATTATAAAAATATTTTAATTATACTGGTTTTGTATATTCTTTCAAAGATACTAAGTTAAAAACTTTTCTTCTAAATAACATCTTAATACTAGCACCACAACCAGGTTCTAATAAAAATGGATGTACTGTTCCGTATTGATCTTTCCAGAATAAGGCGATTTCAATTTGATTAATCGGGGCATTTGATTGTAAATCAATTAAACGATATTCTGCCGTTGGTATATATGTGATATTTGGCTTTGTTTCGTCACCACGTGTCAATGAAACTTCTAAATCAGTAATAATAGGACTAAAATTATTATTTGGTTGTGTATTATTTAAATTTGGATTAGAATTTTGGATGATAGGGATACCAACTAATTCATTGACAATAGGCATCATAGACGTAGTAAATAAAATTTGTTTTACTGGATTCCACAGGGGTTGGGTTGGATACTGTGCAGAATTAATTTGAAAAAATGATATTGGATTATGATTTTCTACAGTCGGTGGCCATATAGCAGTATCTATTAATGGTGGTTTTGGTGCTGTATTTAATCCTAAAAAGTCATAATTTCCATATGCTGCACCATCAGGTGTATCAATTGTAGCATTCGATGGTGATACATTATACCAATTACCAGGTACTATTGTTTCAGGACTTCTAGGATTTGTAAGAATTCCAACGTATATAGAATTTAATGATGAAAATAATGTAAATAATGGGGCATTGAAAAATAATCTTAATGTATCTGGATTAGTTGTAAGGTTCTTTTTTGGCATCCAGTAAGGGTCAAAACTAGCAGTAGGTGGTGCAGGTACTGAACCTGATGGAAACCATAAATCATAAGCATTAGTAGTCTGATTTAAAACTAATTGTGGTGCATAACCAGTCGGACAATTTGTTATAAAACTATTATTGATCATGTCAACAAAATTCTGGAAAGTATAAACAAAATAATAAGGATTACTTATAATGCTTGGATCGAATAAAACTTGGTTGGGTTCTGGTTTTAATAAGGTGAAATCTTGTTGTGCATATATAACATTAAAATAAGAAACATTATGATCATCTGAATCTTGATATCCCCATTGATATACTAATTTATCTGGATCACCATCAGGATTCGTGCTTTCATTTGTATCAACTTGTGGTAATACTAAAGGCAATGATACCGTATCAAGACTAAATCTTTGTATAGATAAAAAATATTCAGATGGATTTGCAAGGATAGGGGCTAGACGTGTTTCTTGAAACTTGATAGGTAATGATGCGGAATTTCCTGTGGTATCATTAGTTAATAATTGTAGATCATAATAGATGTGATTTGGATCTACATTAAAATTTGATTTTCCTGATAAAGTTTGACTTGACATTATATATATTATTATTATATAATAATTTTATAATAATATTATATAATGCCATATGAAATTAAAAGTATAAATAAAAAATTTAAAGTCTGTAAGAAATCAAACCCTAAAGAATGCTTTAGTAAAAAAGGACTGACCAAAAAGAAAGCAGAAAAACAAAAAATAGCAATAGAAATAAATGAAAGAAAAATAGGTGGTAGAAATACAAGTGGTTTTACTACTAGAATGTGGGAAGCATACTACATAAAATTTAAAAATTTGATGCGTAAAACTGGTTTCGATGAAAAATTTATATTTCCTTTTCGTGTTTTTAAAGTTTACTTTGGAAATCTTTATGAAGAAAATGAAACATATACTAGGGATGATATATTAAATAAAATTGTAAAAATAAATAAAAATTATTATAAATCAGATGATGAAGTTAGCAGTGATGAAGAAACTAAAGAAATAGATGAAGAAATAGATGAAAAAATAAAAAAACTTACAAAAAAGTTTTTGTGCACAGTTGATTTTGATGATACAAAAAATGATAAAAAACCTGAAAGGATAAATAAAGAAATATTTCCTAGTGTGGAAAAAAATAGTAACTTCACTAGTAATGTTTATGATCAATTAGAAAATTTATATACTACTATTTTAGAAAAATGTAAATCATCTAAAGATGGTTATTACGGATTTATTGTTAATAATGATGGTTTTAGTTCAAAATGTAGATTATTAAGTAGTTTTGTAAAAAAAGCTGAAAATTCTGATCTTACACGAAACTGGTGTATAAATAGATGTGATGGACATAAATATAATTTAACCTTATTTTCGGATTCAATTTATGGTGTAGCATTTAAAGCAGATGAAGATAATAATATTATCATGACTGCTGGTTGTATGCTTAGTGATTATGGTGATCATATATACATTAATACATTATGTAGTACTGGTGGTGCAGGATCTATAATAGATTCATTTAATAGAATAATTAAAAATGGAAATGATGAATTCTGGAAAAAAAAATCTAATTTTGATTATTTAAAATTATCTAGTCTTTCAGATTATAATACTGTTATGGCTTATTATAAAATTGGGTTTTTACAGACGATTGAAAGTTATAATTATGATTTAAATGGTTTTTTTGATTATATAGATGAATTAATAAAGGATGGATTATTTAAAAATAGATATGATTTTAGTGTAAAAAAAATAAAATATTTTAAAAATCCGTGTACACCGAAAGATCCATTTCTTGATGAATTATTTAATGCTTTACACTTAGGTGGTAGTAGATTTTATTTTCCGAATATTGAAGTAAAATTAGGTGATTTTGAAATAGAAAAAGAAGGTACTTATTTTTTAAGTGCAAACTGGCATAAATTATTAGAAATGAAACTACAAGAATGGATAGATGATGGTGATGAAAGTAGCAGTGATGAAAGTAGCAGTGATGGTAGTAATAGTGATATAAGCAGTAGTGATGAAATAATAGTAAATAAAAGTAGTAATGATGAAAAAAAAGAAAATATAAATGGATATGGTATAAAAGGTACTAAATTTGATGAAGAATTAAAAAAATATGGTATCAATCCTAGTAATTATCTAAAGGAAATGAAAAAGAAAGCCAAAAAAGCTGGTTATGATGAAAAACAGCTTAATTTTGATAATGATGATAAACACAAATTAAAAATATCAACTGAACAAGGTATAAGACATTTTGGGGCTGTAGGATATAAAGACCTTTATATTTATCAACACCTTGAAAAGACCAATAAAGTTCCAAAAGGTGAATCAGTAAAAATGCGTAATCGTTTTAGAAAAAGTCATACAGCAATTTCAAAAAAGAAAAAATTAGGTAGAAATTCAGCCAATGAACTAGCGATAAATATTTTATGGTGATAAAATTAAAGAATTCTTTCTTTAATTAGGAAATATCTTTTTCTTTAATCTTTTATGTCTTTAAGTCACTTTTAAAATTTCTGGTTTATCTGTCATCACATATTTTTTTATTTTAAGTTTTGGGTAATCTTTTTTTATCATACTTTCTAATTTATTCATATTTTCTACATGGATATT